GTTCAGAGGCTTAAATCGCTTAAACAGGATTTGATCCGAATCCGTATTGGTGAGTCACCGGAAACCTGGGTTAAGAAAAACAGGTCTGGTGAATGGTACGGAGTATGGGGCTTTCTCGCGAGAATGGCCGTCTCTAGTTTAACCAACTTTGAGATTGCATTAAATTGCATTATGGCCTATTCAATCTTCATTCCGTCAAGAATTACGGCGGAAGATCTTATGAAGGAACGGGAAAGCATAGAGTCTGAAAGGGTTTATTACCCGGACAGCTTGAATGCTACTTTAGCTGACCATGCAGCTTCCATTTATGGAACACAGAAGTGCGGGATTGCTCAACCCCTGCTCTTTTACCAAGGTAAGGATGGGACGAAGTCGCCCTACATCGGAGGCGCTTCGGTTACGCAGTCGGAGGACATTTTAAAGGACCTTGAATGGGTTGGTTACTCATACAATAACTTTATGTTTCTCAATAAGCATTATACGGCATACCGTCCATTACTAGAAGGATTATCCAATGATGTGATAAACAGCTTTTCTGCAGTTATTGGGAAGCGGCTGACCACCGATGTTTCTGGTGGTAAACTCTGTCCTCTAACCAAGGATGGCGGTTTAAAAATACGTTGGATAGCTAATCCCTTCCGACTTCACCAGTGGGCTTTACAGCCATTAGGTGACGCTCTGTTCAGTCTCCTCGATGGGCAGGCATGGGATTGCACTTTCGATCAGGAAAAACCCTACAAAAGTGTTCAAGAACACCTTAAAGCAGGTAAGACCACCTACTGTGTGGATCTGAGTTCAGCAACAAATTATTTTCCATTGGAGCTGCAACTGCAGATTATGAGGAAACTTTTCCCGAATGATCTGTACCTAATTGAACTCTTTAAGGATTTGTCTAAGAATTCAACTTGGACATATGGCAAAGAAAGTGTACGCTGGACCAATGGCCAGCCTATGGGTTTATACCCAAGCTTTCCTAGCTTCGCTCTAGCACATGGTGTGCTGCTCAACTATTGTGCCGATAACATTCCGGGACGATTTTATGTTTTAGGTGATGATGTAATAATTCTTCATCAACCTACATATGAGAAGTACATCAGCCTGTTAGATGTTCTTGGCTGTCCGTACAACCCTAGTAAGTCTCTGATTTCGAATCAGATGGCCGAATTTGCTGGTAAGTTTATCACACCGGCGAAGGTTGTATCCGCGTTTAAATGGCGTGATGTCAGTTCCAACAATTTTATGGACCTGATGAGGACATTTGGCCAACGTTTCAGACCGATGTTGCGTCGGAGGGAAACAACTGTTTACAACCAGTTAGGTAGATTTTTACCACCTCACGGCTGCAATCACACATGGGGACCTGGCAGCCCCTTGGAACATGTGGTTACCGAAACACTCGAGTTTGAATCTAGATTACCAGAGTCTCGTGTTAGAAGTGTTCATACAAGCTTCTTTCAACG